CCTCAGCTCGTGAGGGTCTGTGCGTCGGCTGCCTCGAAGTTCACGGTCACCGCGAGGTAGTCCGTGCGAGAGCCGAAGTTGAAGGGGAGCTCCCCAAACTCTGCGTCCGAGATGATGATCCGGGGGCGCTGCCCATTCGGGAAGTTGAGCGTCGCCTTGATGTTGATCTGCGCACCGGGGATGCGCCTCCGGGCCTTATCGATGATGGTGTTCGCGAGCGTGAGAATGGTCTGGTTCTCGATGTGAAGCTCCATCTTCCCGGAGATGCCCTTGTACACCGAGTCCCGGCGATTCGTGGTCTCTCCCAGGTAGCCCTCACTCGCTACTTCCATCTGGTAGGTGAACTCGAAGCTCTTCACCGTCGTGATGTTCATCTGCGGCGCACCGTCCGCGATGATGAGTACCTCGACCTCCTGTCCTTTGATTCTCTGAGCCACGGCAAACTCCTTTTCTGGTGGGTGGATTCAAACCTACAAACTGAAAAGGCTCGGAACATCCCCCGTCAGGGGAACATCCCGAGCCCTATCCCTCCTCCGTCTTGGAGGTGCAGCTCGAAGCACCCGAAGGTGCGTTAGACGGTATCGCCGACTGTAGCAGATGGCAGGAGCATGGGTCGAAGGCCAAGGTCATGCAGCACACGCTCGATACGACGCCGGGCCTTCCGGTTCCCGTAGAGCCACGAGGAGGCGTAGCCCTCCGCATCACTCTTCGAGAGTCGACGCATTGCCTCCTCGGAGCCGCGAAGAACAACGCGCACTTTGCCCGGGGCCACGGGTGGGTATTCGTCGAGGGGCTTGGGCTCCACAGGAGGAGCCTACCGGAGCTCCAGGGTCGAAACAAGTTGCACGGCCGGTACTGAGACTTTGCGTGCTATAGACAGGTATGGCACCACCCAAAGGCTACCCCTCAAAGAACCGCCGACACGGGGAGGCTTATAGCCCTCGCCGCAGCGCGGAATACCGAATCTGGGCCGACATGCGGAACCGCTGCCGTAACCCAAGGAACACGGCCTACAAGGACTACGGGGGTCGAGGCATCACCGTCTGTGAGCGCTGGAACCTGTACGAGGACTTCCTCCAGGACATGGGGCGTCGGCCCTCTGGCGAGCACTCCATTGACCGCATCGACAACGACGGGCCCTACAGCCCCGAGAACTGCCGGTGGGTTCTGACCGTCGTACAGGTGCGCAACCGCCGAACCACAAGGCTCATTACGGTTGGGAGTGAGACACGGGCCTTGTTCGAGTGGATTGAGCTGGGGGTCGCAAAGGTCTCGTCGGTTCAGTTCTACAACCGTCTCCGAGCAGGCATGTCACCCGAGGAGGCACTGACGAAACCCTCGCTGGGAACAGGAGGAAAAGGCCGGACGCGAACGGCTACGCAGCCTGCGTGATGGTGACACCTTCACCAATTTCGCTTTGCAAAACGATGAAGTCCGCCGTGGGAGTCAGCCGGACGCGCACGATGATGACGAAGATACCCCGAGCGGTGAGCGTCGGAGTGTTCCCGCTCTTGTCGTCCACCTGATAGGCGTCGATCCGCTGTGCGGCCGGGTTGTTCGGGCTCAGGAGGTCATTCAGGAAGGCGTTCACCTCCGCAACGCAACCGTCCTTGAGCTGGTTCGTGAGGGGTTGCTTCACGAACTGCACGAGGCGCTGCGCGATGGAGTCCTGAATGAAGTCCGCCATCCTCCGGCGCGCGATGTTCTTCTCACCGGAGATGAGGCTGGTTGTGATGCCGCTCTGGAAGATCGGACCCACCGTGCGGTCCATGCGAAGGGCTGCGACACCCTTCTGCCGGAGCTGTGTGTACTCGGCCATGCCCAGCTTGGGGATGCCTCGCTGGAAGCCCAGCACAGGAACCAGGACGTTGCGCGTCGTCGCCGTCGCCTCGCCAGGGTTGCGCTCGGGAGCGAGGTTCGAGAGCACGGAGGAGAGCCAGCCGTCTCCCGCGTCGTCGAGCATGCCGTCCGCGGTGGTCTTGCCGTCCGCGGTGGCCAGCGTGAAGCCTACGGCCTCGGGAACGAACGTCATGGCACCGGGCCACGAGTAGTCCACCCGATCACTCCGGTTGGCTCCGACACCCGGGTCTGCATCTCCGATCACCGTTGCGAGGGCGACGGTCGAGAGGGAGGGCGCGAGCTGCGTTGTGCGGGTGAGCCCTCGCGAGCTGGCGGAACCGGTGTGTGCGTTGAGCTTCGCGCGGATGTTGGAGCTCTTCCGGGACGAGAAGATCATGTTGATGTCTCGTGCGGGAAGCGCATCGTCCAGGCACGCATCGATCGCCGCGAGGTAGCGGGTGTCCAGCGTGGAGTTGTTCGCGGCGTTCGGTGCGTGCACGTTCGCGTCGTACGTGAGGGCCTGCGTCGGGTGCGTCTTCGCTCCGAGCCCCGAGAGAGGATCGTAGGAGTTCGCCGTCCCGGCAGCAGGGACCACCGTGGGCGTGATGAGCGTCGCCGCTGCGATCGTCGCGTCCAGGGGGCGAGCCGGTACTTGGTACCCTCCTGCACCCGAGAGCGCGAGGTGCAACGCGGCCACGGAGCCAGAGCTATCCGCCGTCGAGGCCACGTGCACGCGGTACGGGAGGGATGCCTCCGTGGTGAACGCGAAGTTGGTGCCGTCCATGCTCTCCACGGTGAGCGTGGTCGCCGTGAGAGCCGTGATCCGGTAGGTGTCCGCATTCGTCCCGAGGGAGGTCCCGATCACACCGACGACGAGGATGTCCCCCACCTGCACGCCGTTGACAACGAAGGCTCCTCCCGCGCTCGTGAAGGTCTGCGTTGCAGCGGCTCCGGCCGTCGTAACAGAGCCGTCCGTCCCGGAGACGAAGGCCGGTGAGTCCCCGAAGACGAACCGCTTGGCGAGGCGCACGCGGTTGGAGGAGCTCTTGAACTCCCTCCCTGCGAGCACCACCGCACCGGGCACTGGCACGATGGGTTGCGCGATTGTGGCGCTCTGGTTCGTGGGGAGGTCTCGCCACACCCTGACACCCGCGGTCCCTCCTGCCAGGGGCGTCACGTTGTCGATGGGCACGAGGATGATGCGTGAGAAGGTCTTGTTGCGGAGGGACGCGAAGCCGTTGCCTCCCTCCGCGCCGAACTTCCCCAGGAACTCATCGAAGCCCCCTCCCTTTTCGAGGAGGTCCGCACCGGAGTACACCTCGACGGGCCGAGGGTTGCCCGTGATGATGCCCGTCGTGGCCACGTCCACGCCGTACGAGGCGTCCGTGAACTCTCCGACGATGGCCACCGTCCCGGTGCTCACCCCGTTGATTGCTCCCGGCGGAGGGAGGTCCACGATGATGACGCCCTCGATCGCCGTGATGACTTCCGTACCAGGAAAAAACGCGAATCTTCGGATGAACCCGGCCATGGTGTTGCTCCTGTGGGGCTACGATACTTTGTCGGGAGCTCCTGTACCAGCGCCCACCTGGATAACACTCCCACCGCTTCTTGAGACCGGAGCGCCGGAGGCTACAACGGCTCCCCCTGCACGCGCGTCGAAGGTTGCTCCGACCACCGTGATCGTTCCGCCCGGTTCGAGCTCCGCGGCACCCGTGTCATCGACCTCCAGGTCCACACGAATCGTCGCCGGAGGCGTCGCCGCCCCGGTGGCCGGGTCGATGGCCGCTCGCACGACCGTACAGCTTGCCGCGAGGGTGAAGACCACCTTGCGGTAGCGCTTCTGTGCGTCGTCGGCCGCGTCCAGGTAGGCCATGGACTGGAGTTCGAAGTCCGCACGCATCCCGTGGTAGTGCGGGAGCTCCAGGCGCATCCCGTACATCCAATCCACGGGGCTGAAGGCGTCCTCTAGCATCTTTGTGAGGGCGACTCGCTCTTGCGGATCCGTGGTCCAGACCTCCACCATCACCTGCTGCATGAACTCGGCGACGAACCGCACGTACACCGGAGGGTCCCTCTGGAGTACCGCCGTCGAGGGCGTGAAGTTCCGAGCGTCGTAGGTTCCGGGCTCCACCGCGTACACGCACGCGGAAGGGAACTCCGCTTGTACCTCCGGCTCTGCCCAGGACTGAAGCACCTTCTTGAACTTGGACTGGCGCCCACCCCTCCAGTTCACGACCAGTTGCTCCATGTACTCCTTGAGCCCCCGGGTGATGGCGGTGCGCACGTCCGTCTCGAAGTGCGTCGTCACAACCTGAGGGTCGTCGGCAAGGGCCACGAGGCGGGTGCGCCCGGTAGGAGTTGTGAGCTCGGATACGTCGCTCATCGGGCTTTCCGCAAGGCTGCGTCGAGGTGGGCTTCGAGGATCTTCGGGAAGGTGGGGAGTATGAAAAGAAGGGCCTGCTCCAGGATGTTCCGGCCCTTGATCCCTCTGCGTCCGATGGCCTTCGCGACGAGGAAGGCTACCGACCGCACGCGGTTGGGGGCCACTTGGAGCACCTTTTCAACCCACGGTTCCAAGGCTCTCACGGGAGGAGGCTTCGCACCGGGACGCCGTCCGTACTCGACCGGGGCGGCGTAGGGCGTGCTGTTCCACACGCGGTATGCGTTCCAGTCGATGAGCTGGCCGAGCCACCACATGCTGAAGGAGCCAGTGAACGGACGCACCTGCGAGGAACTCAACGACTGCACCTGTGCGAGAGCTCTCCGGCCTCCGGTCTCCATCGCAGCGCGCATGGTCGGACGGAATTGCTCCTTCAGTTTCTTCTCGTACTTGCCCAGGTCTTTGGGGGCTACCTTGAACGTCGTGCCCATGGCTACCCCAAGGGCTCACCCGAGCGCGAGCGGTCCTCGCTCGCCTTGGTGAGGCGGATGGTCCACTCAAAGCGGGTCGCGTGGTAGTCGGGCGGGCTCGAAGGAACGAAGCGCCGACGTACGCCGGGCTCGTGCCGCCGGGGGTAGTACACCTCCCAGTAGAAGTTTTGATCGTCCGGCACGGGGGTCCCGTCGTTGAGCCTCCCGAGCAGTTGGTCTTCTGTGTAGCGCGGGCTTATCTCGGAGACCGTGAATTGCCCCTGGTCGTCGCTCCCGATGGACTGCACCACCGTCGCAAGGGAGGTGAGCCGGTCACTCGCAGGCGTGGGAAGTAGGAGCATCTCCGCGAAGACTTCCTCTACGCCCACGCCACGCTCCCCACCCGACCAGCGCGTCCACACCAGCTTGACCTGATAGGGGCGCGCTCCGAGCGGCTTGGTCTTCAAGTCCCGAAGGATGTCCGCGACGGGGTTCAGGCGTGCGATCACCGTCTTCGTGAGGGCTTCCCCGTCAAGCACACTGAAGCGACGTGGACGAAGCGTCATAGCGTGCGCACCGGAACGTTCCCAGGCCCGGACTTCTTGAAGCGAGCGCTGTAGGGGTAGAGAGGTACGCCCAGCATGTCCGCCAGCCGGTTCGCCCACCGCACGTACTCACGTTCGATCAAGTCCGTGCTGGTGGAACCTCGCTGGCTCTCTCGGAGCTTGAGCTCCCCGAGCTGTGAGGCGTAGAGGAGCGGGACACCCGGGTCCAAGAGCTGCTCTTCGATGCTGTCGAGCGCGTCGAGAATCTTCCGGCAGCGGCGAACTGCATAGGCGTTCTGCAACTGAGACATGGCCGTTTCGACCAGGAAGATCGTCTGAATGGGTCGAGGGATGCCCAACTGGAGGGAGGCCGCGAAGTTCGTTTCGAGGTACCCGAGGTGGTACCGAACGCGCTCCTTCTCTTCCTCGCTGAGCCCTAACACCATCGGACCCTCCTACTCAGACCGGCGGAGGTACTTCCTCCAGCTCCACACCTGCGTCTCGCAGCCGCTCGATCGCCATAGGACCGTAGCTCTCCTCGGAGACTACGTCACCTGCTCGCAGTGTGATGGGCTGTCCGCGCCAGCTTGCTTGCTTGTCCTTCAAGACCTTGAAGTGGGGCAGCCGCTTGACGTTCGCGGTGCTTGGAGGGGGCGGAGGAGGCACAACGGGCTCCACAGGAGGGGCAGCGGCTCCAGCCTCTTCGAGCTCGACGGCTGGCCCCTCTGCATCCTCGGGAGGAGGATGGTGTATGGCTGGCTTCCCGGTCGGTGTGAGGGCCTGTTGGTCAATCAGGTCGGGAACGTGGTGATGTTTGCGAGCCATGGCGTTGCTCCTTGGAATAAGTCGCAGCGAAGCGCGGCACGTTCGGTTGCACAGGTGTTAGCGTCTGGTTTAACGAGCCGACGAAGCTCGAAGGTGTGCTCGTTTCGTGCCGCGCTTCAAGAGCTCCGAAGAGCTCTCTTGGACGGGAGGACTCCGAAGAGTCCGGTTCCACGCTGCTGAAACGGGGCGCGGTTCCAGAGCCAAAGGCTCGGGGTTGCAGCCCCATTACGGTGGTTCGATGCCCAGGACAGAAAACTGTCGGAGGGTTGCTGCGCTCGTTCGTTGCGCGAGCGAGTGATGCAGCGCGTACCACCTACATCACCCGGTGCTTGGCGAGGTCTCCACCCGAAGGTGAAAACAGGCTCCGGGGTTGCTGTGAAGTCTCGTGCCAGAGACAACGAAGAGCGCCCGAAGGAGCTCTACAGCAGGGAAGGTCTCCCGAGGGAGGCCGGTTGCGGATCCGTGACTTGCACACGGTTGTTCCGGGTATGAGCCGGAAAGGATGAGCTGCACCCTCCACCCGCAGAGAAGGGTGCCAGTGTTGTGGCTCGGAGGTAATGAGCTCAGCACCGGCACCCTCAGAGAGTCTATGCGCTACGAGCGCTCGATGTCACTCGCCGTGTTGGATGATCTCCATCCGCTTGTAGCGGGCCGTGTCACCCGTCGTCGCGTCCGTGCGGGCCGGCCAGTCGCCCATGAACTTCCAGGACGTGGACACCATGTCCTGGAGGCGGTTGAGGGGCGCCCGGATCACGAGCTGGATCCGCTCGCTGAAGACCTCGATCCCGTTGTTGGTGATCCGAGGCTCGGCGATCTTGCCGATGACTCCTGCCTCCGTGAGAAGGGCCTGGAGGTCCGAGTAGTACTCGTAGATGCCTCCCTGGGAGGTGAAGAGCATCCGGTGGATGGGCACCCCCGTCGAGGCTCCGTTGTTGAAGAGCTCCCCGGCGAAGTCATCGCCTCCGGGGTCCGTGTTGCCCATGTACGGAATCGCTCCGGCCGTGAGCCCTCCCAAGACGGTTTCCTTGAGGGGGCACTCGTTGTTCCGCACGAAGATGGTCCCGAGGATCTCACCCACCGCGAACTCCCGGTACATGTAGTAGTCGGGGATGCTCTGGTTGAGCCTCTGGAACTCTGCGTCCCGGAAGAGGAGCGCTTCCGAGGTGGGATCGAAGTGGCAGTGGTAGCGCCCGTCCGGGTGACGCGGAACGTTCTGCGTCCGGAAGCGCGCGACCGCGGTGCGCACGTCGCTCAAGGTGGGGATGTCGGACGTACCCACGTCGTCCACCTTGAGGCCACCGCCGACACGCACGAGGGAGGTACGATCGTCGGAGATGACGTACGCTCGATCGCTCACCGTGACAGCGACGGAGAGGGTGATGGTGCCCGGCCCGAGCTCGTCACCGGGGGTGTCCGGTGTGAAGCCGATGACGCTGCGCGGAACCTCCGCGGGCGTGGTGTCGAACACCTTGATCCCGAGGGGGTTGGTGCTCGACACGAAGTCGAAGCGCACCTGCGAGCCGCCCGAGAGCGTGGGGTTGCGTGCGCGGGTGAACCCGTTGAGGCGCTTGACCCGGAGGGCCGTGACCCCCACCTGCGCGCCGTCCGCGACGGTCCAACCCGACTCCGCGGAGTTGTACATCCGGTTCCGCACCTTGCGGTTCATGGACATCGACGCCTGGAGTCCGAGCTGGTGAGCGTTCCGGAGGAACAGGCTCGCGATGGCCACGTAGTCCGAGGGCATGTGCGTGTCGATGGTGCCCGCGTACTGCTGCATCTGCGCGTACCACTGCTCGGAGCTGTAGCCCTGCGGCACCGGGTCGAACCCGGGACGGAGAGGAGCCATCGACACCGGCATGAGACCGGGAGCCGTGAAGAGCTGTGTGTCGCCGATGCCAGCGGCCCACGGCTGCGGAGTGGCTTCCCCACGGAAGAGGAGTTGCGGGAAGAGGGCATCGTGGAATGCCCGCTCCAACGTGTTCTCCTGCACGAGGGCACGAACCTGGGGGGACTGAAGAATCACGCTGAAGTCGGGCATGGAACTTTCCTCTTGAGGGGCGGAGCTCTCCGCCGTTCTTTGGTGAATCTACACGATCCCCTCAGGTCACGCCAAGGGGTGCTCTACGAGATGAAGGAGCCTCCGGGCTTTGCGAGGTTCTGCTCCTCCAAGTGCTTCTGGAACTCCGCACGCGACATCTTCATCGCGTCCTTCGGAGCGGCTTGCGCTTTCGCAGCGGGGCCCGGAGGTGGGGGCTTCGCGTTGCTCGGGGCGCTGTCCTTCGGCGCGGGAGCCGTGTTCGCCGGCCGCTCCGTCGTACCGAAGAGCACGGGCATCCTCTCCCGGAGCTCTTGGAAGTAGGTCGCCTCGTTGAAGCTCTTGAGCTCCTCCGCGCTCTTGCCGGCCACGGTGCGCCTCAAGCGGTCGAGGGCGAAGTCAAGGTACTCGACGGAGACCCCTGCCTCCCTCGCGGCCAACTTGAGCTCGTTCTCGACCTCGACCTCTACGAGCTTGCGCTCCAACGTCTTGCGCTGTTTGGCGTCCTGGGAGCGGAGCTTGTTGCTCCTGCGGCGGTCCTCGGCCAACCGCGCGTTCTCCTCCTCCAACTTCTTGAGACGCCGGAGCACGGCCGGGTCTGCGGTCGAAGTTGCTCCGTCGGTGCTCGCGGTGGACGCGGCGCTGTCCTTCGGGTTGGAGGAGGCCGCAGGCTTCGAGGTGGCCTGCTTCGCGTTGTTGCCGGCTCTCCTCTGAGCAGCGGCCTTCATGGATTCGAAGTCCTTGAAGCCAGCCGCACGGGCCTGTGCGTTGAGTTCTTCCAGAGCTTGCTTGCGGCCCTTCTCGCGAGCCTCCTCCTTGATCCGCTTCATGGCGGAGTGCGGCACCATGGTCACCTTCTCGGAAGCCTTGCCGGGCTGCGAAGAGGGTGCGGTGGTTGCCGCAGGAGGAGGGTGGGCCTGCGTCGAACTCTCGGACGTGGTGGCAGTGTTTTCGGTGGTGGTCGTGGTTGCTGTGGGCTGGGTTTCTTCGGGGGGCATCTGTCGTTTCTCTCTCACCTGTCTTCGTCCGGGTCTCCGACTGTTTTACCGCCGTCGT